GCAACATTAGATGCAATCAAAGCAGAAGAAACACACGCTTGGACTATTTCACAACTTCGTAATGAAATGTACGCAGGTAATGTGATGTCTAAAGTGTGGATGGAAGCAATGTTATTATCTGCTAACGAAATCAATGAAACCTTCGCTAAAACACATAAAACATTTGCACAAGCGTTTCAGTACATGGAAAATTCATTCACAAAATGGATTGGTATTATGAATCAAAGCTCTGAAGGCTCTGATAAGTTTTATCAAGCTATGAAGTTGATGGGTGATAACTTAAACATTGTGATTGGAACTGTAGCGGCATTAGCAGCTGGTTTAGTTAGCTATGGTCTAATTGCAGGTACTGTGTTCTTAGTTGCTGTGAATCCAATTACAGCTCTTATCGCGTTAGTTGCGTCATTAGCTACTGGTTTCACATTATTAAAAGATGAAATCAAAGTAAGTGATGATGGTTTAGCAACATGGGGCGATGTGTTTGATGTTGCTGTTGAAAGACTTACAGCTAACATAAATAAAGTAAAAGATTTATTTAGTGGTTTAAAAGAGTTTATTGATAACATAACACCTGACTTCCGTGATAGAGATATGCGAGGCAATCCTATCGATAGTGCCAAACCTAACGGAAATTCTATTGTAGAAGAAGCGCAGCGCAGAGCAAATGAACGTAACTTTAGAAAATATCAAACAAGTGAAGATATAGCGTTAGTAAATAATCTTGGATTAAAAACAGGTTTGTCTATGGATTCACTCAAAACAAAACCTGCTTATAACGATTCGTTACTAACCAGACCATCTTATAATACACAAACGATAAACGCTTTAACACCTAGTTTAAACCCAGCAAATGTAGGGTTTGATACATCAACTCCTGAAGGTAAAGAAGCGGCTGATTTATACGAGCAACAACTTTCAGCTAATCGTGATACGTTAAAAATGCTTCGTGACGGTATGGCAAAAGAAGCTAAAGTTATAAGTCGTAGAAACGAACTTTCTAAAATAGAAGATGAATTAGAATTAAAGTACATTCAAGCTGTTGATGCTAGATTACAAGATATTGTTACTAGCACAAAAGAAGGACAACGTCAAAAATTCAAAGACGTAGATGAATTGTTAAAATCATATTCTGATATGGGTATTGACCCTTATAAAGAATTTAGACCTGAGTTAATGGGCGCACTTAAAGGTGAACAAGCTCAGAAAGAAGCTAAATCTGCTAAGTTAGAACTAGAAAATCTACGCAAAGGTAAAGAAGGTAAAATATCTGCGGTTGATGACGCTATAGAGCGTATGCAAGAAGAATTGCGTAAGCAAGAAAAAACTTTAGAACTTAAAGTTAAAGTTTCACCACAAGTACAAAAGTTCTCACCTTTGTTTGAAAAATACGGTGAACAATATGGTGTTTCTCCTGCTTTATTAGCGTCTATCGCACATCAAGAAACAGGTGGTACTGGCGACCCTAGAGCTTATAATAAGAAATCTAAAGCAGCAGGCTTAATGCAATTTATACCTGATACGGCTAAAGCGTACGGTATTTCTGATGCTTTTGACCCTGAACAATCTGTTCGTGGCGCGGCAAAAATGATGTCAGATTTGTTGAAAATGTATCACGGTGATGTTGCTAAAGCTCTAGCAGGTTATAACTGGGGTTCAGGTAATGTGAGAGCTGCTGGTGCAGATTGGAAACAAAAAGCTCCTGATGAAACTAAAAATTACATGACTAATGTGATGGGTCGAATCGGTGGTGAAACACAAGAAAAACAATCTGCTTTAGTTATTGAAAAAGAACAAGTTATCAATAATCTAATTAAAACTAGAGCTGATTTAGTTAAAGCCTACGATGATGGTGATATTGCTAAAATTAAATCATTGGAAGTTCAAACTGACCGCCTTACACGTCAGAATCGTGAAGTTGAGAAACAGATTGCGAATGAACAGTCGTTACTTGAAATGCGTAAGAAACAAGCGACTGAACTTTTAGGTAAAGAAGAGCGTAAATTCAAAGCCGAAAACGAAACTACCTCATTTTTTAATAGCCTAAAAAACAATCGTGATGAGTTGACAGAATCAGCAGACCTAATTAACAAAATGGGCTTAGGTGCAATCTCACAGTTAGATGAAAAAATAAAAGAACAGTCTGACGCTTGGTCACAAATGCGCGGCATTTTAGGTGGGGTAACAGATGATATTATAGCTGTTGAAGCCTTAATTAAATCAGGTACGTTGTCTACTGAGGAACAAAAAGCTGAAATTGAAAAATTACTAGGTTTAAAAACAGAAGAAGTTGCTCTACAAGAAGCTATTACTAATTCACAAAAGTTAGCTACAGGTTACAACAGACAAGCTACCGAAGCACAAAAGCAATCTAACGCTGAAATGATGAAACTAGAAGATAGACTTCGTTCTGGTAAATCAAGCGTATCACCTTTTGGAAATCTATTTGGTGGAAAATCAGAATTAGATTTAAAAATCGAACAAACAGCTAGAGCAGCTTTAGCTACCGATAAAGACGGTAAAGTAGTAGACAAAGATAAGTACGATAAGATAGCTAAAGCTGAAAAAGAAATAATGAGTCTTGATTCTAGCGCACAGAAGCTAGACAATGTGATGAATTTATTATCGGACGCATTCTCGTCATTCACTAATAAAATTGTGAAAGAAGGTAAGTCGTTTGGTGATGCGTTAGCTGAAGTATCAAGAGATATGTTTGCTCAAATGTCATCACAGATGATGCAGCAAGGTATGAAAGACCTTAAAGCTGGTGATACTAAAGGTGGTCTTATTCAGATGGGAACATCTGCCGCTTTTATGATTAGTTCAATGCTTTATTCATCTAAAGGTAAAGATAACTTTACTCCTGCCACATTAGCGAACGGCACTGTTTTAGGTTCACCTAATGCTGTATCACAATCAGTAGACAATGTGGTTAAAGCATTAAATGATATTCACTATAAAGAATATCCTGAATTACGCAGTATGGGTAAAAACTTTAAAGAACTCGCTAATTCGATTGATGATTTTGTAGCGGCAGTAGCTAAGTCTACAGGTAATTTTACGAACATGGTTGACATCGCTGTACCTGATGTGAATATGCTAGGTGATAAAATTATCGGAGCTGTCGCTGGCGCGGTAATGGGGGCGGTTACAGGAGCATTAACTGGTGGTTTATTCGGAGCTATCGGCGGTGGATTATTAGGTGGATTGATGGGTTTTGCTGGTGCAAAAGCTACTGTAACTCGCGTAGCTGAAGGAATTATGTTGAATTCAGCTACATTAGTCATGGATTCAATTGAAGAAATCACTGTTACTGGTAAAACTTTTGCTAAAGATAAGATTGAAAAGAAAGGTATTCTAGGTACTAAAACATCTTACGTTGAAAACTACGGTAGTTTATCGTCTGAGTTTTCAGGCGCATTTAATCAAGTTCTAAAAGCAACAGCTAAAACAATTTGGGGACTTGGTAAAGACTTACGTCTTGAAGAAATTTTAGGTGATAGATTAACCACCATTAAGACTCCTGCTGTTAAATGGGATACATTAGATTCTAAGAAATCAGGTACAACAGGTGATTTCTTAAAAGACCAAATTAACGCTTATTTAGACCGTATCGCTAATACTGTTTTTGGAAACCTATTAGGTAGATTCCAAAAACTCGGTGAAGGTATGCTAGAAACTGTAGGTCGCTTGGAACGAGGGGTAGCTGTAGCTTTCGGAGGTTTGGAACGATTAGGTATTAAAGTCAAAGATGTGTTCAAAGACTCACCTATGGGTGCAATTGAATTCTCAAATGCAATGTCTGAATTGTGGGATTCTACTGGTAATGCTAAAGACGGTGTTAAAAACTTAGCAACTGCCTTAACTGCGTTTTATGACATCACAACCTCTGCTGGTGATAAATTAGGCGATTCTTTTACAAATATCAATTCTGTAATTGCACAGTTTAATGCACGCAATCCTGCTGCGTCTATGGGGACAATTGATGCAGGTAATGTGAAAGGAGATGACCTACAAAAAATGCTAGAGATTGAAACTAAAAAATTATCTCAAGCGTCTATCGATTTAGGAAGCGTGACAAAACTAAGCAAACCTGTAGGTGAGCTTGCTAATCCATCTAGCGTGTCTGGTACAATAGCAGACGCTATATCAGGCTCAGGTGCAACAGCAGCGGAATGGAAAAAGGCAATCGGTAGTCCGAAAGATGTAGAAAAACAAAAATGGAGTGATGTTCCAGCTAATTGGCAAGCATGGATTAACAAATGGGCTGATATAAATCACGATAATTTTGCAGCAGTTAGAGATGTTTTAAAAACCCGTGATGAAGTAATAGCGTCAGCTAAAGGTGAATTGACAGGTACAGGTATTGAAACACCTAAAGAACTAGCGGCTGCTATAAAACCGTTAGAACAAATAGTAAATGACCAAGCTGACGCTCAGGCTTCTATTTTAGCCATCACTCAATCATATCAAGCTATCTTAGAAAACAGAAACACAGTTTTATCAGCCGAAATGAACATCTTGAAAACAAATTCTACGTTAGAAGAACAACGCCAATATCAAATCAAGAAAGAGATGGGGGTTTATGATTCTACAACTAAGAAATTTGACTTTAGCGCGTTTAATACTACTGAAAATATCAGAACATCTACTAACTTTGCGCTAACGCCACAGACTGTTACGCAGTATGATGATTTTGTTAAAAACATAGGTAATTACGAAAAGTTCATCGGTAAAGACGCATCTAAGTATATTCAAGACTTGCCTAAAATTGGAACAGAGGTAATTCAATATCAAATTAAAACAACTGAAGAAGCCAAAGCTAAAACAAGTGATATTAAAGAAATTGAAATGTTTGATGCTGAAATTAAATCATTAACTGACAGATTGAAAGCGTTGGGTGAAGGCACTGTTATTACAACAATGGCAGTTAAGATAATGGAATATGCAATGGCTGATGCAGCAACCGAAGCGCAAACAATTGCTAAACAAAAATTAACTGTTGAATCACTGATTATAGACGGTGAATTAACTACAGAAGCTGAACGTAGAATGATGAAACATAAAGCAGATATAGCTAATGTAGGTATTAAACAAACTGAAGATGAAATTGCTCGTAAAAAAGAACTTTTTGAAACTAATGAAAAAGCGAGTTTCTTACAGGACAAAGAAGCAGCCATTCTAAAACGTAACTTGGCGTTAGCGAGTGATTCACAAAAAGCAGCTATTCAGTACCAACAAGAAGTTAAAGCGATTAACGATAAGTGGAAAGCGGCTGACCCTGTTAAAGCAAAAGAATTGATTGATTTACTTGTGTCGGGTTTAAACGCAGCTAAACTTCAAGAAGCATCGAATTACCTAAAAACATTTGGTCAAACAATTAAAGATTGGGTAAACAATTTGCGTGCAACACAGTTAGGTTCTACAAAATCACAGTTGGATGTGTCTGCTAACTTATTCAATAAAAAGCTATCTGCTGCTGAAAACCCATTCTTAACTGTAGATGAAAAACGTAAAGAATTAGCTAACATCACAGGTGCAGCGGATACATATATTGCCGCAATTAAGAATTACTACGGTGCATCAAAAGAAGGTATTGATTTAATTGAATCGGTTGTGCAATCTGTAGCTGATATACCAGAACAACTAGATGTGCAAGAAATGATGTTAGATAGATTAACTTCGCTTTTAGATGTGAATAAAGAAACTAACGATATTCTTGCTTCAGTAGGTGTAGCGTCTGGTAATTCATTATATTTACCTATGAAAGATGTTATTGACCAATTAAAATTGAGTTACTCTGATAAAACAGAAGGTTTGACTAACGAACAATTCTTATTACGTCAAGTGAAAGATGAGCAGTTAATGACGGTGTTGACAGGTTTAACTAATGTGATTAAAGCTGATTCTACTGTTAGAGAAGCTACCCTTCGTATTGCACAACAATCGTTGAATACAGGCACATCGATAATAGGTAGCACAGCGACTGACATTGAAAAATACGCACAATTAGGTTCATTAACCACTGCTACCAAAGCAATGGGTAATTTGGTCGCTATGTTTGAAGGATTACCTACTTTAGATAATCAAGCTGCTTTATCTGCTGGTGTAACATCATTTGTATCGTTATTGACTACAATGACATCACAAATTAACGATAAGAATTTCAGCGCGTTATTCCCTTCAGCGATGACTACACTATCAAAAGTATTGAATAATGTGAGCCTTACGTTACCTGAAGCACAACGAGTAATTCAAGGTTTTGAAGCGGTTGCTAAATCTTGGTCTGAAATTTCATTTGCTACCGCTTGGAAAAATAGAGGAACTGCTTACGCATTAGGTTACTTTGAAAGTATCTTAAAAATTGTGAATGATTGGTCGTTACCATCAGCTGACATTTCTTTAAAAATGGAAGAAATTTCAAACACTGCTATAGATACTTACGGCAAAATTTCACAAGTGATTAAAGATTCTACCTTTGATGAATCAGGGTTGCGTGAAGCTATTTACAACAGCGAATCAGGTGGTATCTTAGGTGTTGCAATGGGGCGTTATTTCCAAATTGCAATGCAAGTTGCAGGATACGAAGTCGATACTGCTTCTACTAAAGAAATGGCGATTGATAACTTGACTAAAGTAGGCGCGATTGGATTCATTAGTACCGCTGCATTAGCATTAAGTAATGAAGAAATGACATCTGCTGAAAAGGTTAAAATTGTAGGCTACTTATATGACGGTAGTTATGATTATGTAGCAGGTATTAGTGATACAATAGCTGAAGCCAGTAAAAACGCGGATATTACAGACGTAATTAAATATCTAAAAGGTAAGTTCGATGCTTACTTTAAAGGTGTTTCAGATTTAGTTACACTTCCAGAAGTTACTGATTTTAAAGTAGGATTAAATCTTTTAAATACAGCAATCAACGCTGTATTATCTGAAGCCGCTAATCAGGTTACAGCTGCCAACGCACAAGCGGCTGCAACATTAGCAGCTGCTCAAGCTGAGTCAGATAAACTTGCTAAAGTTGTCACACCACCAAGCGTTGATTATACTTACGGGAATAGTTATCTTGAAGCAGAAGCAACTAATGTCGGAGGATACTCAGGAGACCTTACTGATACCGCTGCAATGCAAGCGGCAGTTGATGCGGCAAGCGCAAAGCAAATAAGAGATGATTATTACGCGAAATATAAACAACTTGTTGATTTTAAAAACTCATTTACAGATATTGATGCTCTTAATGCGTACTACGATATGCGTCCCGATATGCTTCCAGAAAATCTACCTAGACCTTTCGCAAATGGAGGAGCGTTCACAAACGGTATTGTAGACAAACCAACTTTCTTCAATATGGGTTTGATGGGAGAAGCAGGTAGTGAAGCGATTATGCCGCTAACCAATGTGAATGGTAAGTTAGGTGTATATGCTGCTAATGATTCAAACGCTAATAGCGAAGAAGAACTAGCAGAACTTAAAGCACAAAATGCTAATTTGACTAAAATAGTAAATCTACTTGTTGCACAAAACCAAGTACATCAAGCTGGGTATTCTGCTATCATTGAAGAAAATCAACAACAAACAGATTCACTACGTTCAATCAAACAAACAAATAAGGAAGTAGCGTATGGCTAGAACACAGGTTCAAGGTGATTGGGTGGCGATTATTTCCGCACTGGATAGTGCGGATAACCCTACCACATTATTCTTTTCAGATAAAGGGTATAAAGATTCTACCACAGGTCAGTATTATGATTCTAGGATGCGACAGCCAGCCAGAATCAATGTGACTGGTAATGATGGTGGATTGCTTCGTGTGATGCAATCCAAGTCTGTAGGTGAAATTATCTTAAATAATATCGATGGCAAATTGAATTATTTACTTGATTACGCATTCGATGGTCGAGAAGTTACTTTACAGTTAATTGACACAAATGGTGTCGTTTCTACATGGTTTAAAGGCATTGTGACACGCTTTTATCAACAAGGTAACGACTTACAGCTCACATTAAAATCGTTGTCAGAATCGCTTGATTTACCCCTTGTGCAAGAGCGTTATCAAGGTACAGGCGGAGTTGAAGGTTTAGCGACTGATATTAAAGGAAACGTCAAACCTCGCGTCTACGGACAAGTAACTAATATAACACCTGTACTGTGTTTTGCTACATCAGGTATTTATCAAGCAAGTGATTTAAACACCTGTGTGATTGAAGCCGTTTATGACAAAGGCGTTCAAATGACACTGGGTGTGACGCGAGCAACTCTTGCGGATTTACTAGCTAATGCTCCAGCTGCTAATGTGTACGATAGATTTCAAGGATATATTCGTTTAGGTACGATGACAGTTCAACAACTAACCTGTGACTGTACAGATAGAGTTTCAGTAGGCTCTGCTACGGTAGCAGGATTAGCAGGTGATGTGTTTAATAAAATTTGTTCAACGATTACGTTTTCAACACCTAGAGATATTTTCGGTGAGATTCCAGTTATCTTAGATAATCCTACACACAAATATCAATTATCAGCGTCTACGACTATTAAAATTATCGATGTGTTTGATACAGGTGTAAAACTCGTAAATGAAGGTGAGTATTCTACATTAAGTGATTTTAATACGATTGCTCCCGCTAAAGGTAAATGGCGCAGTTTTCAAGGTAAAATTAGAATCACGCCTAAAGATGATACTCAGTATCCGTTTGCAGAAGTCACGCTTGGAGTAATTACTTGCAACGCACATGATGATGCGGTTGTATTTACCGATACGTTTCCTATCACTGTGAACTCAACAGCTATTACCACACTCAATGCTGTCGGTTTAATCGGTTTATATCTTAACGAAGATAGAACCATCCGTGACACATTAGATGAAATTTGTCGGTCATGTGCGGCGTATTGGTGGTTTGGTGATAGTGACAATCAATTGATTTATAACATCAATCAGATTAACGCGAAGCTATATGAAGAACCTTCTAATACACCAGATTTAACTCTACATCCGTATCGCACAATAGGAACATCAATTACACGTTCTGCTACAGGTGTGGGCGAAAACGGACTACCTTATTATTCTGTGTTAGTACGTTACGGTAAGATTTACACAGTACAAACAGATGTGTTAGGCGCGACTACCCAATCTCGTAAAGCGTTAGTAGCTAAAGATTATTTAGTTGAAGAACAAGCGGACTTGACAGTTACTAAGAAACGTCATCCACAATCAACGAGGTTAGAATTCCAAAGTCTACTCGTTAATCAAGCGAATGCACAAACAGTAGCGACAAGAATGTTAAACTTCTTCAAAAAACGCTGCGATGTGATTGATTTAACATATGTATTTTCGGAATTACCGTTGCTGAAGCTAGGTATGACGATAGAATTGTTTTATCCTAGATTTGGATACGATGCTGGTGTGAAAATGAGATTGGTTAGTTTTGAAACAGACGTACAGCAACGCACAGTAACGATGCGTTTGATAGGTTACAAAGTGTAAATAACTCTTGACAAATACACGCAAAATGTGATATAAATGTACGAATAAATAACACAAGGTGAAAAATGTCTAACGTAGCAATAGCGCATCCTAATCGATTATTAGAACAAAAACAACTGCACTATAAATCAGCAGATTGGAATACTGCGCTTCCGCTTACAAACATTTTAACTGACGTATTACCTGAAACAGCGCGAACAACAAGTTCGACAAAACGCACTAGCTTTGGAATATCACTTTCTGCGTTACCTTATCGCAATTTAAACGCGATAGCATTAGTAAATCACAATCTAAGTACATCTGCGAAGCTACGTTTTACAGTATTTAATGAACCGCCTATTGATTATGTATATCAAAGTATTGCTACAACAGGTGGTTTAACAACTGTTACAGTAACTGCGAGTAATTTAAAAACAACAAGTTTAAACGGTAGAACATTACGAATGTACGCTGTTTCTAACAATAGAAATCACCCTTTTTATAATAAATACCTTCAAGGTGTATGTAGTTCTCATAATTTAACAACAGGTGCTTTCACACTAACGCTTATCTCGAATGAAGATTTAGGTGTAGCGACATTAGATACATGGATTGTGTATGATTTAGGTGTTGGTGCAACTAAAGGTGTTTCTATTCAAAATCAACCAACATGGTTGGACTGTTGGCAACGTATTTATCCAACTAATTCAGAACAACTAACTTGGCGTAGTCGTAATTTCTGGCGAGGTACTGTTGAATTAGAAATCATGGAACTTGTTACCAAAGTACATATTTCGTTCTTATCTGCTGGAACACAACAACAAGTCTTAGGTACACACTTACATGTCGATATTGACGATTCGTTAGAACAACCAACTTATTCAGACGGTTCAAATAATCCTAATTATTTTCCGTATATTGAAATAGGACGAGTATTCATGGGTGGTTACTTAGAAGCTCGAATCAATCCTGAGTACGGTAGCATCACACACGGTGTGAAAGACAATACTGAATTTCAACAATCCGATTCAGGTCAAAAGTTCTTCCATGAGAAATCTCGCGCTAGAACTGCATCAATTCAATGGAATTATTTAGACAAAGATGAAGCCTTTGGTAGCATTTTATTATCACAATTACAACAAGGAATAAGTAGAGAAGTTCTCTATACTTATTCTGTAGAAAAAATAGACACTTATCAGTTATTACAATCATTCATTGGTCGTTATGTAGACTTAAACCCTATACAACAACCTAATGTCGGTTTGTATTCAGCATCAATAAATTTAGAGGAAATTCTATGACAATTACAGTGGTCGTGCCTTCATCAATGTCGTATGACGGTACTCAACACACTTATACTGACGATTCAGACCCGCTAACAGGTTTAGACGGCGGTGGTCATGTTGACCGAATGATCCCTGTGGTAAAGGATTTAGTTGCAGTCGCTGATTATACGGTGTCTTATTTAGATACTAATACGCAAACAGCTGCCGATTGGGCATCTTTAACGACAGGCATTGTGGATGGTACAGATTACTCATCTAAGGCATGGTCAATTGGCGGAACTGGCGTAACTTCAACATTAAACAAAGGCGCATCTAAAGAATGGGCTACAACCGTTAATGCAATGGTCGATACAGTTGACTACTCTGCTAAAGAATATGCTATCGGTACAACAGTTGAATCGTCTAAACGTCATGCAAGTGGCACTGTGGCAACAGGTTCTGCGAAAGATTGGGCGACTCTAAACACTGTAGAAGTAGTTACAGGACAAGGTTATTCAGCAAAGCAATACGCGGTAAACGCAGCTGCTAGTGCTGCTTCAGTATCGGGTGTTTTAAGTTCAGTATCTTCAATTTATGACCAGTTTGATGATAGATATTTAGGAAATAAAGCAACTACACCATCTGTAGATAATGACGGAAATACCCTACTCGTAGGGGCAATGTATTTCGACACAACCGCCAATGAAATGCGCGTATGGACAGGTTCATTGTGGAAAGCAACTGGTAGTGCTGTCAACGGCACCTCACAACGCTACCTCTACACAGCAACCGCTTCACAAACAACCTTTAACGCTACTTATGACATCGGTTTTGTCGATGTATATTTAAACGGTGTAAAACTTGTTGTAGGGACTGATTTCACTGCAACCAATGGTACAACAGTCGTTTTATCAACTGGTGCTACAGTAGGCTCTAGCGTTGATATTGTGGCGTATGGTGCGTTTAACGTAGCGAATACATATACCGTTGGTCAGACCGATACGTTGCTTGCTGCTAAACAGGCTACGTTAGTTTCAGGTACGAATATCAAAACTGTGAATTCAGTTTCTATTATCGGTAGTGGTGATATTTCTATTCCAACTGGAATTTCAAACATCGTAACCGCAACAACCGCAACAACATTAACTTCAACAAAAACATTACTTAGAATCACACCTACAAAACACGGAGAATGGGTAAAGTTACCCGATGCAACAACCTGTGATTTAGGTGGCGTGCTTCATATTATCGATAACAAAAGCCCATATCATGTTCGTGTTTTAAATAGTAATGGATTATTGCTAGGGTTTATTTTTGGCAATACCGTTAGTAATGTGTCGCTATCCGATAAAACAACTGCCGCTGGCGTGTGGACGATTGAAAATAGTGAGCTGTATGGTATTTCGGCTACTTCTACAGTAGTACCTACTTTTAGTGCTATCAATCAAATTATTGCGATTGATGCAGATAGAGAATTTATATTATGCACCAATTCATCTGGTCACCCTTGTGGAATTGCCTACAACAAAACAACCAATACATTTGGCTCACTTACTGTTATTCGAGCTGTAAATACAAATAATAACAATAGATGTGTATTATCTGGTGCAAATCAGATTTTGGTTGTGTCTTGTGCTAGTTCATCTACAGCATTTGAAGCAGTAACATTAACGCTTTCGGACACATCTATAACTGTGAATACTGCTGCAACAGCTACACTATCCTCTGGATTTAGTAATGGTTTTCCAGCAGCAGGCGCAATAATTGCAGTGGGTTCAAGTTTTGTTACTTCTTATCACGTTGCAACTCCAGCGTGTCAAATTAGAGCATTAACAATTAGTGGTACGACAGTTACAATCGGCGCGGCTACAAACCTAGCTGGTAACGAAGGCGGTGGTTTTATTCAGGAAGCCAATGGTACAGGTGTTATTGCAGTTTCATACACATCTTCTAATTTTTATACAAATTACTATGGTGTAAGCGGAATAACTATAACGGCAGGTACAGGCACAACAACAGCAGGTAATTTAATTACAGCTTTTCCTGGTCAGAAATTGACCAAATTAGGTACTAGATGGGTATGTACCTTCTTTGATAATATAAACGGAGCGCAAGTTGGAATAATATCGCTTTCAGGTACGACAACATCTATTAGTTGGGCTACAGCATTTAATAATTCTGGCAACATAACCGATGCCATTGTTGTAGGTTCTAATAAGATTTTATTAGTTAGAAGTGATGGTACTAATAATGTAAATATCGTAACTGATGTATCTGGTGCGGCTACAGCAGGTACTCCAATATCTGTTTCGGGCGTGGGAGTTACTAAGTTTTGTTTATACGTTGACGGTAATAGTGTTTTTATTTCTGAATCATCCGCATCAAATACAATTGGTTTTTTTAAAATAGATTGTAGTGGCACGTCCCCAGTTTTAACAAATAGATTGAATGATTGTGGTTTAACATCAACGAATGCTGTTGTTTTTGGTGGAGGGGGGAGTAATAGTATTTTTGAAAAACCAGTATCATTGCTCACAGGAAGTAAATTTTCAACATCATTGCCAGTCGGAGCATATTCACAAAACCCATTAGAAATGTTTTTAATTGATGGCAAAGTTAAAGTTGACGTTAAGAAAATATCAACAACTGGTACTAATTTAGCACGCGGTAAATCTGATTCAGAAAGATGGATTGGTTCTAGTGCATCATTAAGCCTTACAAAATTGGAGTGCATAGCATGAAAGCATTAGTTATTAACGGTATCGTTTATGGTGCATTTAAATCTATCGAAGAATTAGACGATAGATATTTGTGTGATAATGTTGAAATGCAATTTAGTGTGGTTGGCAAAGGTGAAATTGTTGATGCTGATACAGTTGAATTACCTGTGATTCAACAGGAAAAACCTAAAACTGAAAGTATCTCCATGCGCCAAGCACGCTTAGAACTCTTGAATCGTAACTTGCTAGATGATGTTAATGTTGCATTATCTTCATTATCACAAGCAGCACAAATTGAGTGGGAATATGCTACTGAAGTCAGACGTGAACATCCATTAGTAGCACAGCTTTCTGTGTTACTTAACATGAGTGAAAGCGATATGGATTCATTCTTTGATGCTGCAAAATTACTTTAAGGAGGTTCTAACATGACACAAGCAAGACAATTAGCTGACTTTAGTCCATCTACGTCACCTACATTAACTGGGACTGAAACCTTAACAAATAAGACTTTAACAGGTCTTAAACTCACCAAAACAGCGCCAACTATCTCAACAGGTGTTGTGACGTTAGACTTGTCTACAGCTAATGTTTTTGCTGTATCGCTGAATGCTAACATCACTTCATTTACCGTAACTAACATTCCTACCACTGGTACTTATGCTGAGTTTGCTATTGAACTCACTGCTGATGGTACTGCGAGAACTGTGACTTGGACGTTTCAAGGCGTGGGTGTTAAGTGGGCAAGCGGTACTGCACCTAGTTTGACGAGTACGAATGGGAAAAAAGATACGTTTGTGTTTTACGGACATTCTGGTGGTACTGAGTGGATGGCGTTTAAAGCAGGTCAGAATTTATGAGTGGTGAGTTTTATGTTTATGCGCTTGAAAATCCGATTACTGGCTTGCCTTTTTATATAGGTAAAGGGAAGGGGAATAGGGCGTATCACCATTCAGTTGAAATTTATAGAAAACCTACGCACAATCAGAACAATCATAAATTAAATACGATTAGAAAAATAATTGAAGCAGGTTATGAAGTTGCAGTTAAATTTATAGACACCAACTTAACTGAAGAAATTGCGTTTGAATTAGAAATGTTTATGATTGATATGTTGGGTAGAAAAGATACTAAAACTGGTATCTTGACTAATTTAACAGACGGTGGCGAAGGATTAAGTGGGTTGACTAGAGATTTATCTGGGGAAAATAACCCTAATTACGGAAAGAGAGGAAAATTAGCTGTATGGTGGGGTAGGAAACATACGGATGCTACTAAGCTAAAGCAGTCCATTTCACAAAAAGGTAAAGTAATCAGCGAAGAACATAAACAAGCTATGAGAAAACCTAAATCTGAAGCGGGTAGATTGGCAATTGCTAAAGCTAGGTTAGATTCTAGCTACAGACCGACTGAAGAAGTAAGGCAGAAGATAAGTGCATCATTAAAGGGTAGACCTAGCCCACATAAAGGTAAACAACAATCAATTGAATCAAATAAAAAACGAAGTGAAGCAACAAAAGGAGTTGCAAAGCCTAGAATAGAATGCCCTCACTGTAAAATGTTGATTCCAAAAAACGTAGCAAATAAATTTCACTTCAATAACTGTAAGTCAAACCCAAATACCAACGAAATTAAACCATTTAAATATGAAATAGTGTCTTGTCCTCATTGTGGAAAAGAGGGTGGTGGTTCAAATATGAAAAGGTATCATTTTGATGCTTGTAAATTTAAAAAGGATATTTTATGAGTATGTTAAAAGTATGCGGTTCGGATGAACCTCTTTATTCGGATTCGGTTTTCGCCTCACATACCTACACAGGTAACGGCTCCACACAGACTATCACTAATGGGATTGACTTAGCTGGTAAGGGTGGGTTGGTTTGGATTAAGAGTAGGACATTGTCGCAAGACCATGTATTAGTAGATACCATTAGAGGCGGAGATAAAGTTTTAACCTCTGACGCTGCTTATTCACAGGCAACAGCATCTAATACAATCAACAGTTTTAACTCCGATGGGTACAGTTTTGGTTCTAGTGGAGCTGGATTTAACATTAACTCATTAAATTCTAACTACGTCAGCTGGACATTTAAGAAAAGCCCAAAATTCTTCGATGTGGTGACTTATACGGGGAATGGTGTAGCTGGTAGACAGATAGCGCATAATCTAGGTGTTGCGCCTGGGATGGTGATTGTTAAATGCACGAGTGCGGTTGACAACTGGGATGTATATCACATATCAAGAGGGGCAACTAAAAGACTTACGTTGAACTTATCACAAGAGGAGGTTTCAGACTCAGCTGCATGGAATAATACCAATCCCACTATGTCCAATTTCACTGTTGGTTCAAACTCAGCAGTCAATGGCTCAGGTCAAACCTACGTTGCCTACCTTTTCGCGCATGATACAAGTACGGATGGAATCATTCAGTGCGGTTCATTCACGACTGATGGCAGCGGTAATGCGACTGTGAATTTGGGGTGGGAACCACAGTATTTGATGATGAAACGCTCTAATTCTAGCCTTGACGGTGATTGGCTGATACTAGATTCTATGCGAGGATTTACGGTTAGTAATTCAGACCCTCTACTAAAGGCAAACAGTTCGGCGGCTGAAGATACATCTTCATATTCAAACCCACTTGACCCAACATCTACAGGGTTTAAGCAATCTTCAGGTGGGTTATATGCTAACTCCACCTACATCTACCTCGCAATCAGACGTTCAAACAAACCACCTACAACGGGTACACAGGTTTATAATGCGATTGCTAGAACTGGTACAGGTGCAGCAGCTACGGTTACTGGGGTTGGGTTTGCGCCTGATTTGTTAATGTCGCGCGATAGGGCGGCTACATGGAGTCCAAACACTGCCTTTACGGACAAATTAAGAGGTGTGACAGCTACTCTGGCGGCTAACTTAAACATAGCTGAAGTTACAACGGGCAGCGCGGTTACAGCATTTAATATGGATGGAGTTTCGTATAACCCTGACGCATCTGATGGGTACTGGAATCATAACACTACTACCTACATCAACTACTTCTTCAAAAGAGCAGTAGGAGTATTTGACATCGTTTGTTATACAGGTACAGGTTCAGCTACGACAGTTGCACATGGTTTAGGTGTTGCGCCTGAGTTGATGATTGTGAAGATGCGTTCAACTGCTTTTGAATGGCGCGTGTACAGCGAAGCTCTAGGCAATACTAAGGTGTTGCAGCTACATTTGAACTACGCGCCTATTACTTCGTCAACTATGTGGAATAACACAAGTCCATCAAGTTCTGTTTTTACTGTTGGTTCTGATTCCACAGTAAATTATAACGGTTCCACATACGTTGCATATCTTTTTGCTACAAAATCTGGCATCAGCAAAGTAGGGAGTTACACAGGCAACGGTTCAAGTCAGACTATTGATTGTGGATTTACAACGGGTGCGCGGTTTTTTATGTGCAAATCTACGTCAACTACTGGCTCGTGGTGGGTTTATGATTCAACACGCGGGATTGTAAGTGGTACAGATTACGGCTTACAACTTAACTCAACAGCAGCAGAAGTAACATCAGCAGATGCCGTTGATCCAGCCTCAACTGGGATAATTGTGAATACCGAAACAACCTGTAATATCAACACTAACGGCGTTAGCTACATCTACCTTGCCTTCGCATAAGGAATAACCATGACACAATACATAAACTTAACAACACAACAACTCACAACTGAATCACAAATCCGTTCAGAGAACCCCAATACATCTTATCCGCAGCCTTTCCCTGTGCCTGACGGCTACGCTTTAGTATTTGACACGCCACAACCTGCTTATGACCAGTACAGCGAAACAATCTCGCAAACTACGCCTGTACTCACAGATAAAGGGCATTACGAACAACAGTGGGTTATCACTGCTTTAACAGGCGATGTCTTAACAGCCGCACAAGAACGAAAAGTTCAAGACGAAGCAGCTAAAGAAGCGCAACGTATCGAAGCGTTATGGCAAGCGGCTACAAAGTACGAACAACAAGCTATTTCAGGTAGCGCAGTAGGCTTGATTACGTTAGGTGTGATTCAGCAATTACCCAAAGCAACAGCCGTTCAAAACTGGATTAAGTCTATCTGGTCTGAATACTACGCACGCAAAGCATCAGCAGTAAGCGATACCGACTTTTCAGTTGTCGGAGTTTGCCCTCACACCGTACCAGAGTTGATGAATGAGCTGGGTGTATAATCTTCTCGTAAGCCTTGACCAGTTAGCGAACACGCTAATTGGCGGGAATCCTGATGTCACTATATCGGGTAAGGTAGGTCTTAAATCATCTAAGGATTCAAAATGGGTTTGGCTTGAACAATTGATTGATTTCACGTTTGAGCCAATCGAAACTAATCATTGCTTACGCACATATCTCGATGAGAATGATTTTGATGATTCCGATAATTTAATTGTGACGAGTATTGTGGCTGTAATTGGGTGTGTTGTGTTAATTCCGATAATTAGAATTATCTCATTGTTCAAATAAAAAAAGGGAGCTTTAAGCTCCCTTTTTTATCACGCTTTCTTCACAATTTCGGCGAGCTGTATGCTACGTCCCCTCACTTGATGTGACCATTTTGAATCTAACATCTCTTTAGACGCGAGTACGCTTTTGTGTCTACGAATGTAGAATAAAGTCTTATCGAACTTCTCAAGTCCACCGATACCTAAATTATAGGTCATATCTAACATCACATACTTGTGTTGGGTAGGAATGCGATTGTACCACTCAAATTTCGATTCTAAGGCGAGTTGTGCATTACCACATAGGGTAGCTACCAATTTCTTAGAACGTACCTCAGAGATACCTTCTCGTTTAAATTTAGATATAATTTTCTTATCTAGGTGGAGTGGATTTTGTGTTAGCGAATAACCGTGACCAATCGACCAACCATTGCGGTCTTTATAGACATTGTGTCTGAACCCTTCGTGCAATGTGACACCATTTACGCATAGTGCGAGTAGTGTAGCTGAAATCATAATGATTCTCCTTTTATACGAACAATACTAATACGAGTGTCGTGAATAATACAACGCCTACACATTGCATGAACGTAAGTTGTCTATCGAAAGTAGTGGTAACACAGCGACCTTCAAACAAATAATCTGGATATTTCATAAATTCTCTTGTTGTTAATGAAAGGGTAGTTTAGCAGATGTTTCTTAAATTTCACTTAATCTAATTATCATGTGAACAGCACATTGATTTTTATTACAACCGTGAGGATAATGTGGATAGTTATCACAATCAATTCTCCAGTTATTTATTTCTGCAAATTCTAATAACTTCGCACGGAGCAAATCATGTGATTCTTGAGCAGTTCTATTACCAGAACCTATTCCAAATGTAGTAAGTGCATAGAAATTGTACATATTGTGACAACTATTATATGCACCATTTAATTTATCATAGTTTTCAACATAACAGAATACATCAAAGCAGTTTAAATACTCTTGCAGTAATCCAGATGTTAATCCGCTAAATACGCTTCGTCTGTCAGGTTTTGATAATGTTAGTTTCATATACATTTCCTTAAATTCTACGTTCATCATAATGATGAACGTAAGATGTTGATTTATAACTTCGCTTTTTTAGGCGAGCTTCTTGTTATTAAAATTGTAATCTTAATAATTCTCGTTCAAATCGTGTTGCGAACTTTTTATCAAATAACTTCTGTAATCTGTCTTTACGCACGGGTCTATCAATTTCACCTTCATTTAACATCAATGTGTTTGCATTTTGTAAGAATGCAATTGCTTCAAGTTGTAAAGGACTTAGATAATCACGGATAGATGATTCATGCAATGGAATCTTATTTTGATACTTGTAACCTTGTGCGGTCAGACCTAAGACGATTGAGTTTAGCATATCAAATTCAGACGAATGGTCAAAGTTACCTACAGGTACATTGTTTTCTTCAGCACAATCATCGTATGCGTCCAACATTGGATACGCTTCTTCTCTAGCAATTTGACGGTGAATATATTTTTGATTTGATTGTTCTCGTGATTCCTTCAGTTGTTTTTCACATTCAATGAAATAATCTCTATAGTGATGCGCTTTATCTGTCTTAGCCATCATTGCAATGTGTTGTGCAAATCGTAATGATACTGCAAAATCTTTTGTTACATTACCACTCCCCTCAGAGGGGAGTTCAACGAAATCAATACCTTGTGTAAAGAATTCATTATCGCTGATGTTTGTCTTACTCCATCTAGCCCATTTATTATTCATCAAGCCTAAGCCTAAATATAACTCTCGTGCTGAAACGCTTTGAATATACGATTCGTCTAAATAACTTAATGTGATGTTTATTAAATTTGTCATTTTTAAATCTCCGAACAATAGAAAACCCCTCAATACTACATCTTCGCCAAAAGATTCTAAAATTATCATGTAAATAAATTTAGATGTAGTATAAAGGGGTTATAAGTTTAAAATCTTTTTGGCATAGCAAATATACCAGAATTGGAACTATTGTGTCAAATTATATTTCACTCCTACGTCTTTTAAAATAGAAACTGCTTCATCCACATACCATTGATAATCTACATCTACTGGAAATACTTTAGGTAGTCTCATTAAAGGTCTACAATTATCGCTAGTCGGAACTAGATTACCAGACTTCGCGTATTGTAATGCTGTGTGTGTTGATAAACTGTGATAAAACCTAACGGTTTTACCTAGATAATTCCCATCTTTAACTGCACCACCTGTAACATTACGGACTGTTAGAAACTTGCGTATATCTTTGCACGATTCGATGTATTCGTCAACTGGTGTTCCGTCTAAAAGATACTTTGCAACAGCATCTGAACAAACCATATTCTGTGGATTCTTACTTAATGTTTCTTCACCATAAGCTCCTTTACGTTTTATTTTACCGTCAGTCTTGATTGCGTAGTAATTATTAACATCTCTACTGTGAGTAGACTTATAGTACGCATACTCCATCCCAAATCCAGTATCACGCTCCCATTGTGAAATAATAGATTTTACAGAATCTTCATTCCTGCGTAAGAAACGCAAAGTAGCTCCGTCAGTATTTACAGAGGTTATTTCAACACCTTCTTTCGATAAGCATTCTGCTAACATTAACAGCGATAATTGTCCTGTTACCGTAACTTGAATAAGTAATTTAGGTGCAAACAATAGCGAGTATTTTGAACCGAATTTCCCAAAACTTCCGTTTAAAAGTGTCTTATACATCGCATCGGTAGCTTTATCGCCGTTACGTTTTGCAATAACCCTTTTTTCCCTAGCTCCTTTGTACACTTTTAGAAATGTTCTACCTAGAATATCTGGTGACAACCCTTGATTTATAATAATGCTAGGGTAATAGCTGGTTACATCAGCGTCCATAATCATATACTCTGCATCTTCATAAACACTCACAGATTTTTCACTACTGTGCAAACCACCAATACCGCAACGGATTTTACAGTTATCTATATTAACAATGCTACCTTCCAGACAACCCGCGTCAATCACACCATCATACAATTTAAATTTTTCAGTTTTAATTGCTTCTAGCACTGTTTGTATTTCATAGGTGTTAAACGATATAAATGATGGAACATCGTAGGTTACATGGTCTATTGCAATGTCTTTAGGAGGATATATTTTTCTTTTTTCAACAGATTCAACCTCCACTTTAATAATTGCCTCAGCGACCTGTGGGTCACTTTTACTTCTAACGTCTATTCCAAACTGACGTGTGACCCCTTTACGCAACTCAACCTGTGGAATTAACTTTGCATACAAATAAGCAGTCGTTTCAACGTCATTTAGACAATATCTACGAACAATAGCTATCTGATTATCGTTCAAGTTAATACCTGGTTTAAAAGGTAAGTCCTGCAAGTTAGGTGTGTGTAATCTCGCGCCGTATAACTTTAACGAACCTTTCAATGGAGCAACTTCAATTAAGTCAATGTGGTCACAATCTAACTGCTTCACTTTGTACTGTTTAAGAATTTGATACGGACGTAAGTTATTTTCATCGTTAATCAATAATTCTGTTACATTCCACAAATCCTCAAACCTTGCGTTGTTCAATGCTACCGCTAACAAAGGTAAATCGAATTTAATCCCATTAAACGAAATCAACGTATGATTATCAATGAACCATCTGATACCTTGAACATCAAGTTCTTGTGTATCAGTTTTTTCAAAATACCAGCATCGCCCACTGCGAAATCCTAAGAACATGATTAAGAAGTAGTTACCATATACCTCGATGTCAAATATCAATTCCTCCGACAGTGGCTGCGATAAATCGTCAAAAAACTTATACTTATAATTCAACGATTCTTCTAAATTAGGTAAATAATCGTCATTCTCCCACACTCGCTCAGGCGGTTGTGTCTTACCTTTCTTTTTAGATTTAACTTCACTTAAACCACCCAATAAATCAAACTGTAACGCAACTTGCTTAGTCACACCGAAGTAATTGTCGATACTAACCTGTGCTGATTCTGTGAAGTTATCTTTAAGTGATTCATATTCTTCCTGCGATATGCGTGATACAAAAGATTCTTCCGAATCCAACATATCTATTACTTCTTCATGTGGTATGTTCGCGTAACTCGCTAAGTCGATGCTTGAAATATATTTAGCCATTGTAAAACTCCTAGACAATAAAAAACCTAGCCATCTTAACCGATAACTAGGTTTGTTGACAACTATAAATTAAATTCTTAAAACTGCTTACTGATTGAAAAAACTGCTGATGACCAGTTGTCATCTGGAGACAGGTATCGATTCCAGTCTCTACCTCTACCAATATGATACTCTAAAGAATATGTAAAACCATCTCCATTTGCATAAGTTGCACCTACATAGTGGTCATCTAGGTTAAATTTACCGTCTCCGATTGCAGAACGGCTTAGTGAATATCCCGCGTACGCCGAGATGTCATTATTGACGTGATACCCAACCACAAAGTCCCCACCAATTTGCTGGTTGTATGGCACGAACTTTTTACCAACTCCAGCCATCAAAATGTTTCGGTACGTTCCCTCTGCTTGAACCCACCAATCATCAACCTGTTTGATGAACCCAAACTTATAATGCTTGTGTTGCCATCTATTCCCTACTGTGTATGTCGCAAGTGCGACTGGGTCTTTTCTGTCTGTGATGTACGCTTTGATGTCGATCTCAATTACAGCTAACAGAACCTTTAATGTTTTGTCTTCATACGTTAAGCCGAAGTCATAATTTGGGTTATCTGATACGAAGCCATACGCATATCCACAAGGTTTGTTATAGAACTCCATATGAATCATGCAATTATTTATCTTTGAAGCCTGACTAACGTCTGCTGTAAATTCAATCGAATAATCATCATGGTGGAATCTGTAATTCAACATGATGCCATCACCTGAAATCATCCTACTGTCTGCAACGGTTCTTCTCTTGTATTGTGACAAGGGTAACATTGCCAAACCAGATGTACCCACATTATCTGTGATTGCATTGTAGAACGAATACAGGCGTGGAAACCTACCTACAATGATTGACATTTCATTCCCTTCAGAAATCCCAAAAACCTTTTCAAAAGTTAATCGACTTATCAGTGTTTCTGTTGGAAACTCTGTGGATGATGCCATCTGAGCATGGAACAGGTAAGAACCTTTACTTACGTCAAGATTGACAGCCCCCCTGGCGGAATGTTCATAGAAGTCAGAATCACTAAACATCGTTGCAGAAACGAACCCCGATACGGCTGCTCTTAAATCATCCTTTGCAGCAAAAGAGTGACAGCTAAATGTCAAAAGCAAAACAGCCAATGTCTTTTTCATCAGTCTGTCACCTTCAAGAGCTTTGTTGATTTGTCCAGTGTGATGATTAAAGTGTCCGCATCCAAATACCCGATAGCATTATCTTTCGCAGTCACTTTCTCAATCATATCTTCATCAGAACCAACAACTGTAATTGTAGCCCCTTTACCTGCATTTACCGCAAGAGCAAGCTCTTTGTAATAAGTTGCTGGGGTTAGTTCAAGTGTTTCTCTTATGAACCGTAAGTGAGCGTCACTGTGCATGGGTCTTTGAAACAGTGTCACCATCCCAACTCCTTCTGCCCAACGGTCTTTCATAAAGTACAACCGTCTTAGCTCAAATCTGGAAATCGTTGCGACAGCAAATTCAGAACTTGTGATGGGAACAGTATCTGCTTTCATCGGTGAGGTAATGACAAGCATTAAAAACAAGATAAATTTTTTCATTGATGTTTCTCGTCAAGTTCTTTTTGAAGTGTCGCAAGGTTCCTTTTAATCTTCTCAATGCTCTCAATGGCTGGAGCATTGGCAGTGTTAAGGGTTTCTATTGCCGCAATTTTTGTTTCAAGCTCATGCACAGTAGCTACTGTATGTTTTGCTTGTTCAATAATTGAATTAACGTACATCGTAAGACCGCTACCTAACATCAACCACAGGGCTGAAATACAAGCTAGGATAGTGTTCCCTCGTGTCGAGTAAGTATTAACGGTATCATTTACACCGTCTAACCTTGTGAATATAGCTGATGTTTTTCTACCCAACCCATCAATATCAATGTTGGTTTCTTCCAACTCACAGCTTACCTTAGCGTAAAACTGGTGTCTTTCTATAACATCATCAGTTAAAGGGGGATGGATATGTCTACTCGCCATTGTTAATCATGTATTTATAACTTCCCTGTGCGTAAGATTCTAGCAACATCTTTAGCTCTATTGGGAGTTTGTTTAGCCCACTTTGATTTTAACATCTGTAAAGAGGCTTCGTTATACTTGCCTTGCTCAATTAAACTTAATGTGGTTGTAAATCCTAACACACCTCCTAATCCCATTTGATAACCCATATTGATTAAAACGAATTTGGTGTTTGTGTCTAATTTATCAAACCATATTAAGTTCTTTTGCAAACCGTCTTCAATTTGATTACAAACTAATTTTGCGTGTAAAACCGCTTTTTCGTGAGTCACCCCCACATCATAAAACGATTTAATTTCTAAAGGTGATAATTTTAACGGATTTTTGTTTATATTATACCCGATTCCTATCGTATCAAATCCTGCGGTACATTTATAAACTTTACTCTTATATCCTTCGTGTTCTTCTAATTTAGTTATTTGCTGACTATTAACTGGCATTGTTCATATCTCCATCTATTTAAAGTGCCTGTCAAGTAGTATATCACACTTGACAGGCTTTGTCTATCTACATTTTATCGTCGTATAACAATCCGATGATGCTATCAATCATATCGTTATGTTCTGCTTTAAGACGTTGTAATTCGTCTAAAAGAAACTCGTTTTCCTCAAATAAATCAGCAATGGTACGTTCAGCAAGTTCTTCTTTCAAATCTGAGTTTTCACTTCTCAATTCATCAATTTCTTCTTCGAGCGCTGAAATATAATCGCACTCTGGACACCATTCATCTTCTTCAACTTCAACTTCAACAGCATCTTCAGCTTGATTATTCATCATTACTTCAAACATTACACGTTTTACTACTTCATTTAACAAATCTTGGTTCAATTGGTTCATAATTATTACACCGTTCATTTTTATTTAATAAAAATAGCGAACTGTATCTGGCTTGTACACCGTTCCAATTCGCTACCGACTTCTTACATCTACTGCTTAACTCGCACTTATGCGTGCAAATCATTTTCATCTTGGTAAAACTTTTCAAGTTCAATTATTTTTTGCATTTGCACTGCAAAGTAGAGTAAATATGATTTCATCTCACCAAACAACTGTTCTTCTTTATGTTCATCGCTAATTGCTTGAATTCGAGTTGCATAATTCAACGCATCTAACAATTCTTCTTGCAAGTGAACACACCACTCTAATTCAGACAAATCGGTACGTTCTAATGTGACACCATACTTTGCTTCACCTGCTCTAGCTCGTGATTTTACATTTAATACAATAGCTTGTTTTAAAGGTAAATCGATATTCAACTGCTCAAATTCATTACATACACTATCTTCAATCGCACTCATGCGTGACCACCTCTATCATCATCAAAAATTAAAATTAGTAACCACAAAGTTAAAGCTAGTGATATACCCTGAGTGAGTATTGTAATCATTTCATCTTGCCATAGCAACATTTTTTCGTACCTTCTTTTTATGTTTAAATTTAGCGTCACTGGTGAAACAAGCAACAGGTTTCTTTTTCGTGTACAACTGTGATGCAATAACTTGACATTCTGAGTGTGTTTTAAACACGGTGGTATAATCTGGAACAATTACACCTGATACTAGCGA